ATTTGGTCGCCTCAATAATAGACTCTTGTAATTTAGCAGGGTCGTTTCTTGCCATATCCATTAATTTATATGGGTCAAGTAAAGATTGTACCTGTACTCCTAATCTTTGGAATGACGCCGCAGTGTCAATAGCGGCTTCAGGGTCAAATAATTTGTCAGCAAAAGCCAATGTTTTTGACATATCAATTCTTAATCCAGCAGCTTGTGCTGCCATTTTAGCCATACCCTCAACACCATTTTCAAAATTATAAAGGGCTAATTTGTCAATACTCTTACTTAATTGAGTGTAAGTTGCAGACGCACTAACACCGACTTCTCTAGCGGTATTTAATACTTTAGTCATTTCACCACCTATGTTATACAGACCATAACCTGCGTCAACAAATTTTCGGGTCATTTCTTCAGCAGTTTGTGATGAAGTCTTGGTTCCATCACTAACTAATTCACCTACGGCAAATAACTCAGCGTACGCATCTTTTGATAAAATAACTTGGGTATCTAAAGCGGAAACAACACCTTTTTGGATGTCTAAAACATTCTGAATCCCCCCTCCAAGTTCTGTAACACTTGGAATAGCTCCTGCTATCGCTTCTTTAATTGATTGGGATAAGTCTCTTGTACCACCAAAAGTAGTTGCTAAACGACCTACTTGGTCTTCCATTTTTTCAAATGTGGATAATACCGACTCTAAACTAGTTTTTGATATTAATATATTTGAATTAAAAACACCTAAAACATCTACCGCTCCAGCAAGTGTTTCCCCTAACTTGAACGAGTCTTTGGTGGTTTTACCTGCGTCATCTGCAGGTGGTGTTTGTTGAAATAGCATAGTGTTGTTTTATTTATTATATAAATACCAACACATTAGTTTTCATCAGGATTTTTTTCCTTAACTAGTTGGTCAATGATATATCTTCTTAGGTAGATTGGCATATTCATAAAATCTGTATAAGAAACATTTAAGTGTCTTGTACAGATAAAATATTCCCAAGATTGTACTTCTCGGTAATTAGAAGAAAGGCCGAAAAAACTCCACCCCAAAGCTTACACCAATGGTGAGCTCTTTTCCTGACGGGGCGAATATTTTTTTTGTTAAGTCTAACGAAGGTTCATTTTCTTCAATAAATCTTCTTATATATTTTGCATCTGCGATTGGTAACGATTCTACTACTTGTACAATATGTCCCGAATCTCTATTCCCATCAACCTCAACAACCATTTTATTTAACTTCCAAGTTTGTTTTGGTGCAACTCTACCTGCAGGATATGATTCAGCCATTTTGTCTAATTCATTTAATTCACCGTAAGATAAAGGTTTTAGTTTAACACTTAAGTTAGATTTTGGTAATATTGTTGTAAATGTACCGTCTTCATTTGGTTGAACATCCGTTTTTCTAATAAACAATTCTTCTAAACTAATTGTGGATTCAAACGGTTTACCAGTTTCAGGGTCATTTATAGTTAATGTGTATTCAGTGCCAAATGCAGTATTTCTTAAAAAAATTAATATTGCTTGAATATCACCTTGTAGTAATTCATCAGGTCTAATATCAGGTTCGTAAATTTTACTTCTCAATAAAGACATAATAATACCATCTTTAGGCATATCAGAACCAGCCAATAGTAAATTTTCGTCAGCGGCAGTTAAATAACCAACCTTAATTGATTTTTTCTTTGATTTGTAAAATAATCCACCTGAAGGTAATTTTACCACATCGTGTGGTAAACTAAAATTTTGTTGAGCGTATTGTTGTGTTGTATCCATAATAAAAAAATAACCGTAGAGAGTTTATAGAGTCCCTACGGTTAAATATAATTAAAGTGTTTTTTTTATCAATAGTATTAGTATACCAAGATACATCTGTCCATACGAAGTGATGCGGTAATTTGAGCGATACCATCATTAGAATAAGCCAACTCTCCAAAACTCACGTCAGTTAAGAAAGTACCTTCTAAAATCCATTTCTCAACAACTACTCCTGTTGGGTCTAACATTTCAAGGTCAACATTTTTCTTGTAACCTGCAGCATAACCCATACGACCTGTAACTGATTCTGCGTGTAGACGAACCCATTCCATAAGAGCCTGAGCCGCTGAAGGTCCAATAGGGTCTCTAAATTTAACACTAATTGGGTCCCAAGTAAATCTACCTGCAACATATGTTGACGTATTTAAGAATTGAATTTCAGTAGAATTAATTTTAATGTGTGGTCTAGAAGTTGATTCTACGAACCATTCGTTAATACCTAATGTAGATGGAAACCTAAGAATGAATCGGTTCATTCTTTTTGGTTCATACGGTATCGGCATTTTCATCAATAAATCAGCCATAATATTTTCTTTTTAAATTTTTTTTTATTTTATATTATATAAATACTCCAAACTTCAAAATTCTTGTATTTACTTTTTGTTTTTTATTTTTTACTCTTATACTAGAATTACTTATAACTAGTTAATTATTATAAATTATTTAATTTCTTATTAATATTTAGTTTTTTTACCTCCAGATGTAGAATATGTTTGAATAATGTTATCTGGGTCATCCTCAAAATGTTTCTTAATTGCTTCCACATTTCTAACATCATCATCTGAAAAACCTATTGTTGGTAAAAAGAAATTCTTCACGTTATTTTTAAGGTACGCCTTTTTGTTTAACTCGTGAGAAAGTCCTTTAATATAGTTCACAAACTCTTTTAAAGCCTTTACTTTCTCCTCTTCAGGATTTGCTTCCGCGCCTGTCCCAAAAGATACAGGATAAAATCTACATAAATCAAGATACGTCTTAATTAAGTCCATATCATTTAAATCCTCTTCATCTGCAAAATTTCTGAATTTTCTTAGATTTTTAACAAGTTCTTTTTTGTCTATTCCGTTGAAACCTGAAATAATATAGTTATAAACCGCCTCTTTTAAAGTGTTTGGGTTGTGTCCCCTCGCAGTTATTATCGAAAAAATCGAACCGTTGTTAATTGCCTCTACAAAATCATCCCAAGCAGGTCCTGTTTTTGCTAACATAGCGTCAACTAAAAATGATTTGTCACCTTCAGTTCTAAAATTTCTAAATGGATTTTCCGCAAAACCCACAATAGTTTTACCATCATACTCAAACTCTTCTTTACCAATTTGAGTCCTATATTGTGCGAAATCCTCAGTGGTCATCCCAACTTCATCACCGTTACTATCCTTTAACATAATTCTAGTCGGCATTGTTGCAATGTTATCGTCCCAATCAAAAGCGTAATACTTTAAATCTGGTGTTCCTTCTTGAGTAAATCCTTCGTTTATTATTCTTTTCATATTTTAATTTAAAGGCTAAAGGTGGGGATTACTCCCCACCATTTATAAGTATTAGATATTGTCAAATGATGCACCTGTTGGTGTAATCAAGAACTCAATATCGATGAATTCTAATGCTTTAGTTGGTTTGATATAAATCTTACCTACTAATTGGTTTTTATCTAAATCTTCAGTTGAAGACGAAACTGTTACACGGAAATCGTATAAACCTCTGTCTCTTCTGATTGCATCTAAGATAGGGTTAACTGAATCTAAGAAGTCTTGTCTTACTTTCTCGTCATTTTGTTCAAATAACAATCTTACTGCTACTGCTGAAATTAATTTACGAGCTTGTAACAATAATCTTCTTACGTTGATTCTGTCAAGTGCAGATTCTCTAACTTGTAAAGTTTTGTTACCCCAAATTACAGTTCCCACATCTGAGAAGGTTGCGATTGGGTTAATTCTACCAACATAAAGAGTATCTCTATCTTCTTGAGTCAGTTTACGTCTCGCTTTAATTGCGTTTACTAAACCTCTTGTGTAACCCGCTGATGCGAACCAAGGGAATGCGATATTATCTGTTAACGCTAAGTTTCTTGTCACTTCAGCAGTTGCTGGAATGTAAATCTGAGTGTTATTAACAGTATCACGAGTTAATACCCAAGGGTAGTAAGTTGCGGTGTAGTTAGAGTCAATACCTGTTTGTTCCAAGTTATCAACCGCTTCAGTTGGGTAGATGAAATCTTCTTGGTTTGTAGTTGTAGGTACAAACATATTAAAGTCAGGTGTTGTACAAACGTATAACGAGTCTGCTCTATCATTTTCAACCATATCAACTGCTGCTTCAATTAAGTTACTATTGTTAACATAATCAATACCTGGTGTTACAAACACGTTGATGTTTACCGCCTCAGGGTTAGAGAATGTTTTTTGACCTAATAGATATGCGTAGTAGTCAGTGTTTGCCCAATCATTTGAATCATCACCTACAGTTATTCTTGAGAATAAACCATTACCTGTTGCATTTGTGTATCTATCGTCAGCACAAGCTCCTGCCAAGTAACCTGATTGACCTAACACGAATCTGTCTCCGTTTGTTCTATATTCTCTATAGATATCCCAACCATCGAAACCTCCAGCCACAAATAATGTGTATTTTCTAGAGTATAGTCTATAGTATGGACTATCTGTATTTGTAGGTTCGCTACTGAATGGTGCCGAACCAACCGCAAATGCAGTTTGACCTGAAGTCGTATATCCATCAGGAATTGTTACTACAGTTGCTCCTGAATCCATATGGAAACCTTTAGTTATATATGGCCAACTTTGTAAAGCTGGTGAACACATAGTACCTAAATTTTGTTTACCAACATATTGGAAGAAATCTAAGTCATATCCAATTGATGTAGATAAACCTAAATAAGTACGTCTAACATTATCTCCTGAAGAAACTGCAGGGTCATCATTACCTGTTGAATATCCAAATGGTGGGTTATAAACCACCTCGCCAGGGAAATCATATTTAGTTTTGTAGATTGGGAATGGAGAAGTAACACCATCGTATAATCTAAAGTTATATCCTTCATAACCACAAGGTAGTGAATCTACAGGTGCATCTTCATTAATCTCAACCATTATAAATTTAGAGTTTAACGCAAATTCACCATCTTGGGAACCAATCTTTTTAGCTACGAAATTGTTTTGACCTGGGTCCATAGAACAGTTTGTAAACTTTTCAAGTACTACAGGTGCATCATCAGTATCGTAAAAATCACGAACAATAACATCGAATGTTGAATTGTTAAATGAAATATTTGCTATTGATATTTTTAATTGGTCGTTAGCACTGTTACCGTCAGCAATTGATATAAATTTAAATAATTTATAAACTTGACTACCTCTTAATTCAGAAACTAACCAAGGAGATTCAGGTGTTTGGTATTTTTCAACATAAAATGCAAT